GATCCAGAGCCGCGGGGCTCCCCTGTGGATCCCTAGTTTTAAGTTCGCGATTTCCATTTTAGTGCTCCCGTTGTTCATGCTGATAAGTCTCATCAGAGCGCCTGATTGACGCTGACGCCTTTCGGCGTTTCGACTAGTTGGATAAATGTTTTCGAAGTTCTTTGCGAAGATCCTCGAGACTCACTTCTTGACCCCCGTGGAGTTCGACGTCTAGCCAGTCCATTTGTGAGGCGATCCACTCATCTAGTTCGGCTCTTACTGAGTTGAGGGCATTGAGTCTTGCTGCCTCGGCCTCGGCCTGCTCCCTGTCGGAGAAATGGCGGTGTATTGCGTCTCCCGATGAGTCGAGAGAGTCAAACTTACCAACTGCATAAATGGCGTGCTCGACAGATGAGCCCCATATCATTTTCACTTCAACCGGTGGCCATTGGTTATTGTTTATGTTTAGTGCCATTGTTGTGCTCCCGTTCTTCTGGACTGTCTCATCAGTGGTGGGAGTCCATCCCCACCAGACGCCTCGCGGCGTTTCGACTGGTTTATGCAGGTGAGAAGATGCTGCCGTTTCCCTGATAGCCGTAGATCTTCTGGAAGGTGTCTACGGTCACAGTGTTGTACCCTGCGGCCTCTGCAGCCATGCCAACATGGGTCGAGGTCGTCTGGCTGACGTAGTTCCCGCCGTTAAGACTTCTGAAGTTCCCGACGACTGGACGGCCTTTGGAGTCTTTCGTTCCAATGACAAGGTTGTAACTGCGTAGGTTTCCACTGCTGTCACTGCTCAATGAGCCGTTGGGCGTTCGGGCAGATTTGCCCTGGATCCATGCGTTGATTACCTGTTGACGTTTCATGTTTGTGCTCCCGTATTCATTTGGCTTCGAGGCTGATGTGTGAGTGTGAGGGGTTCCCGTTGGCAGGTCTTAGTATTGCAATTATTCGGATACTGACCTCAACACCTCAGTGAGTCTCACACCCACGCATCAACCCCGAAACCGTTACCAGAGAAGCATTTGTGCCTCTCTGCTTATATTCTCGACGATGCAGAGAAGCGTTGTCAACCCTTACAGCAGCACGGTGCGGTTATTTGTGTTCGTGTTCGTGTTGAAATCCTGTCAAGTGTGATCGGCCTGTAATTTTTCTCGATTGAAACCACGGTGGGGCGTGGTTCCGGTCGGCCTGATCTGGCAGCTGTTTCGGGTTGCCGTGATAGGATAAAAAATGTACGTGGGAGCGTCTGGGTAATCGACCGGACTGAGTGCTATTGGAGCGCTCTAACGCCCCCTCTGCCGCGTCTCTGCGGCATACAAATACGGCCAGCATTCTCTTTTCTCTTTTCTTTGTGGGTTTCTTTTCTCGTTTTCTCTTTGGTGCTAAACTTCCCAGCATGAAATCACAACGCATCGCAGCGCCACCGAAACTAACAGACAGGCAAAAGACCTTTATAGATCTCTACAGCGTCTCCGGCAATCACAGGACTGCAGCAGAGGGAGCAGGGTTCAACGCTAAACGTGGATCCGTGTTGCTCAAAAGCCCACGCATACAGGCAGCACTGGCAGAACATCACGACGGGGCGCAAGTATTGGAGCACGCAGACCAGCAGAAAGTCATCTCAGGACTACTAGCAGAGGCGCGAAAGTTAGAGAATACAGGCGCTGCCCGTGTGCAGGCTTGGGGCAAGCTAGCAGACATCCTCGGCCTTACTGGTGGTGGTGGCAATCGTGAATTGGGTACGCTTGAAAAGTTCCTCTCCGGTATAGGCACAGCGATAGGGCAGGGAGTGTTTGCTGCCACTACAGGCGCGAAGCCCCTCTCCGTTGATGCTAGGCCTGTTGTCGTAGAGTCTGCCGTTATTCGCGAAGATCCTAGTGATTCTCTGCCTGATTCGAGTGATGCCGGTGGTGGTGGTTCGTTGCCGCCTGCGTGGTAATCCCTTTCCATTTTGCGTGTTGTGTGTTTGTTTGTTTGTTTGTTTGTTTGTTTGCGTGTGTCCGTTACCTGGCTACCATCCATCCACCTACCACCTGCTCTCACCTACTGCCGCCTTTACCTATCTACCCCTGCTACCACTTTTCTTGACCCCCCCCTACTTCTCTTGCCATCTACACTCTTCCGCTTTGTAGTCCCCCATACAAATCATTCAAAACGTGATAAGGTGACAACGTATCGTTGAAGGATGGTTTTATTATGCCTAGTGTGAAGAAGACTGAGCGTAATGCTTTTGTGATGGAGTGTTACGAGTCTGGTATGAGTATGAATGAGATAGTGTGGGCTTTGGTTGAGGCTGGTTATGAGCGTATAAGTCCGCAGCGTGTGAATAAGGTGATAGCGTCTGAGTCCGCTGATGGTAAAAAGGTGTTATCCTCTATTTAGCGTTCTTCGGTCGCTCCCGTAGACGTTTGCGGCCACTCGAAGCAGACCCGCCAGCCTGCATTTTTCGGGTGGTCGCTTTTTTTATATCTGTGTCTCGTGCTAACCTTTGGTCATGGTTGTATCAGCGTCTCCAATAACGATTACGCGTGAGGATGTCTGGGATCTTCTGGGTTACGTGCCGACGGGCGAGCAGCATGAGATTTTAAATTGTTCTCGTCGTCAGGTGCAGGTTCTGGGTGGTTTTCGTGGTGGGAAGTCCCGCACATTGTCGATGATGGCGTTGCTTCTGACTGTTCAGTTCATAGCTCGTTACGGGGCTCGTGCGGGCGGTCAGGTTGCGTGGCTGGTGGGTCAGGACTATGAGCGCTGCAGGGCTGAGTGGGAGCACCCTGACGGTTCGTTATCGTTGGATTTCGCGAAGCTCGGGATGTTGAAATGGGTTTCGAATACGATTGACCCAGGGCGTATGGAGATATTCGTGCCTGGTGCGGACAAGCCGTTTACCATCAGGACTAAATCTGCATCGGATCCTACTTCGCTCGGCATGGAGTCCCCGATCTGGATAATGATAGTCGAGGCGGCTCACGTCAGTCACGACGTCTATGAGCGCCTGTATTCCCGTACTTCTGAGGCTCGTACACGCTGGGGTGCCCCGTTCGGCACTCTTTTGATGTCAGGGACTTCCGAGGGTGCACAGGGCTGGTATCCCGCCATGTATACGGCGTGGCAGTCGCCGGCAATTCAGGAAGCACTGGACGTTCAGAGCTTCAGCCTGCCTTCTTACTCGAATACGCATATCTACCCCGGCGGGAAGTTAAACCCTGAAATCGTGCATCTCGAGGCCACGCTTCCCGCGAATGTCTACAAGGAACGGCACCTGGGCATTCCCGTCCCGCCGTCAGGACTGGTTCATCCCGCGTTCGATAAGAACGTGCATATAAAAGATTGCGAGTATGATGAGAATGTTCCGCTGTGGCTCGGCATGGATCCCGGCTATTCAGGCCAGCCTTCGAACTACGTCGTGGCCGCATGGCAGTATCAGGGAGAACAGTGGCGCGCTATAGACGAGATCTGGATGAATAAGTTCAAAAGCCCGAATTTTACCCACGAGGACATGGTGCACGCCTGCCAGATGAAACCGTGGTGGAAAAGCGTTGAGAAGAATATGTGTACGGCATGGATAGACGTCTCTGCAGAACGTCACGCCGACGCCAACAGGCCGGCTGTAGAAGTGTGGCGCAAGCACGCAGGACTGACTGTCCTCAGTAAAAAAGTAGGACTGAACGCAGGGATAGACCGAATGGACGCAATGCTGAAAGTGAATGCGTTCTCAGGAGAGCCCAATGCTGTGCTTTCCCCGAAATGCGAGCTGGGAATTTCCGAGTTCGGAGCAGGCCCGAATCCGCAGACGGGAAACCTGACGCCCTATCAATGGCCTGTAAAATCTGATGGTACAGTAACGGGGATGAAGCCGACGGACGCCCATAACGACTTTATAAAGGCGTCAACATATCTGTTCAAGAACCTGCTCGGGGCAGTCAGCGTTTCACCCCGGACAGCAAAAACTATAAGGTCTACCTCGATTGAAGATCGTTTACGGCGACAGGGGATTTATTAAATGCCAAGAATGACAATAGATGAAGAAGTAGCGAGGATCGTAAGCAAGGTCACAACCTACGAGCAGTCTCACGAACCCCTGTTCTCACGCATGGACAACGACCACGCGAAATACTGGCTGCTCGAAAAGTTCAAACCCTCCATTGTCGAAGGCGTACTCGAGAAGGATGCCTACACGACCAACAGGCCACGGGTTCTCGCAGAGACAGCCCATAACGCTATCGCAATGTCAAAGGTCGTCATCAGGGTAGAAAACGACGACTCCAAAGACGAGCAGCGTGAAGTGAACGACAGCTACGAATCATGGGCTATCGGCGTTATAAACAACGCGAATAACCGGCGACTCGCCTCTGCCGAACAACCGATTATCGACGAGACTGCATGGTATGCGCTCACGAGGGGACACGTCGTTGCTGCAAGGGCAATGCTGATGAAGAACCCCGACGGGTCTACCTACGAGGATCTCGTGCCGATCGACCCCCGACACCTTGTATTTGAACGCAGGGGTGGATCCATACTGTGGGCTGCAGTAGTCACCAGAAGAAGCCGTGACGACATCAGGGACGAGTATCCCAACTTCAAATTCAACGACGACCGCGACCAGGACGAAGAAGATGAAGGCAACCTGCAGGAAAAGGTTATCGACTACTTCTTCACGGAAAACCGCCCGAATGTTAAGAACTCAGGCGAACACCTCAACTCGGTGATCATCGCAGGCAAGTACGCGAAAAACAAGGTCAGGACAAACTGCGTCAGGTTCCCGATCGTAATTCGAAAAGTCGGACGTAACCCCGGCATTTCCAACTTCACGTTTCAGGACGACTCTATGGGCGGGAACGTCGATATATCAGGAATCGAGAACGTCGGAGACTCCATCTGGGGGCCGATGCGCCACGTCAACGAAGCCCGAAACAGGTCGATGTCATACCGCACCGCCATCATGTCAAGGGAAGTTCAGGGAGTATTTACCGTCTCGTCACCCGGCGGGGACAAGGACGTCGAAGGCCGCATAGACGAGCCCGGCAGAGTTCACCAACTGGACAACGAAGCAGGGGAAAGTATCGACATACTCAAACTGCAGGAAATGGGCAGGGACGCCCTCGTCTACGATCAGGCAGTAGGAGCTGACGAGCTGGGAGCAGATCTCCCGCAGGCAGCCTACGGAAACGTCAGCGTCCCGATCTCAGGGGCTGTTGCAAGAATGCTCGGACAGACCATATCGAACAGGATAGATCCGTTCGTCAAGCCCGTCGAAGCACTGCTCCAGGGATGTATTGAAAACTTTGCAGCACAGTACGAAACAGGGAAATATCAGGACGTCACAGTCGCAGGACGCACCCGGCAGGATCAGAACTTCAACAGGCAGATCTCTCCTGAAGACATAAAAGATCACGGTATGCTGACTGTTCGGTTCTTCCCTGAACTACCTGAAGACAAGATGGAGAAATATCTCATCGCACAGCAGGCAGTAAGGCGTGACCCCGAAACCAAAGAGGCACTCATGTCCTACAGGGGCGCAAGGGATAACATCCTCGAAATGCAGTCAGGCGACCTCGAGGAACACAGGAACTACGCTGCGATCGCGAACACGGCCAGCCCGATGCTCGCAATCACACATCAGCTCATTGCAGCCCATAAGGAAGGCCGAGAGGATACCGTGGCGCTGCTGCTGCAGGAAGCCGAAAGACTCAACCGTCAGCAGATGATGGAAGATCTGGCACAGGAATTCGCGTTCCTTGACGCCGTTGGAGCTAACCCTGTTCAGGGGGCTGCTGCTGGTGTTGCCGGTGCAGGGGCACCCGCTGCAGGGGCTGGGCAACAGATGGTTGGCCCTGACGGGCTGCCGATAGTAAGTGACACGGGGGCTATGCCTGGGGTAGACTCACGTGTATACGGCCAGCAGGGTATGCCCGGCGTAATGCCAGAGCCGTCCCCTGTCGCTGGATTTAATACGGCTCCAGAAGCTATGGGAATAGAGCCTAACATTTAGGCAGGAGAGTTATGAAATTATATAGGGTAACAAGTCCTTCGGGAGAGACGTGGCTATTCTGGGCTATCTCGGCTGACCAAGCTAAAAATCAGGCTACTATTCGTGCCCGACATCTGCATCCTGAATTAGACCCGGTTTCGTTGGGCACTGAGCAAATGGTTGTTCAAGAGGACGCTAATGCTGTAGCAGGACTGCAGGTTGGCGACCAGTTTATTTCTGTACCAGAAGCAGCACCTGTTGGTACTTTGACCGGCGCTAATATACAGCAATTCAGAGACGCCGTAATGGGCGAGGGAAACTTCGCGAATCAGGGGCTTGGCGACCTTGCCAGGTTTGCACAGTTCTTTGGTCAAGAGCTTCCCGCAGGGCAGATGACTGGTGGCTTTGGTGGCGAGGGCGCACTGACCCGTCAGCCCGGCGATACGATGATTCCAGAAATCGCAGGCGACAGGTATGGCATAACGTGGGATCGTGCCCTTAAGGACATAGGTATGGGAGGCGGCCTTAGTCGCACGATTGCCAATCCTTACAGAAGCGCTCTTGGTGCGTTTGCTGATATAGGTTTTGCAGGGAACGCTCCGGGCACTATTTTTGCAGACCTCCCCGAAGGTAGTGAAAAACAAACTATATATACCCGTGCCCTTCGAAATATGA